CTCAGAAAGAAATACAGCTATAGGAGCAGATGCTCTATTAGTAAATACAACAGGAAGTTCAAATACTGCTGTAGGTCAGGCAGCTTTAGCATCTAACACAACTGCGAGTGAAAATACAGCCTTGGGTCGTAGTGCTTTAACGGCAAATACAACAGGAAATAATAATACTTCTGTAGGTGTCTTTTGTTTAGATTCCAATACTACAGGTTCTAGAAATACAGCTATTGGTTCACAAACATTATCTGCTAATACAACAGCAAGTGACAATATAGCAATGGGTTATCAAACCTTAGACGCAAATACAACTGGAGCAAATAATACAGCTGTCGGAACTGCTTCATTAGGAGCAAACACAACTGCAAGTAATAACACTGCTATAGGTTATGCTTCATTAGGAACAAACACAACTGGAACGCAGAATACGGCTGTTGGTGCAAATGCATTAGATGCTAATACTACGGCTTCTAGTAACACAGCTATTGGTTATGGTTGTTTAACTAATAATACAACTGGAACACAAAATACAGCTTTAGGAAACAGAACACTTGATGCAAATACAACATCTCACCATAACACAGGATTAGGTGCTAATGCACTACAGGTAAACACAGGTGAACGCAATACTGCTGTTGGTTCTGAAGTATTGATAGCAAATACTACAGCGGGTAATAATACTGGAGTTGGTTATAGGTCTTTATATGCAAATACAACTGGTAGTGCAAATACAGCAGTTGGGTATCAATCTGTACAATCAAATACAACAGGAACCAATGCAACTGGAATTGGTAATAAGGCTTTATACAGTAATACAACAGGTGATCATAATACAGCAGTAGGTTTAAACTCTTCTTATTCAAATACTACAGGACAAGATAATACTTCAGTAGGTGTTAATTCACTTAGATTAAATACAACAGGAAATGATAATACTGCAATTGGAAGAAATGCCTTAGAAGCGACAACATCAAGTAACAACACTGCTGTAGGAGCTAATTGTTTAGAGGCAAATACAACTGGAGATCAGAATACTGGTGTTGGTGAAGGTTCTTTAAAATTAAACACAACTGCATCAAACCAAACTGCAGTTGGTTTTCGGGCGGCATTTGCAAACACAACTGGAGCAGCAAATACGGCTGTTGGTGCTAGTGCATTAACTGCAAATACAACTGCATCTAACAATACTGCTGTAGGAGCAGGTGCTTTAGCAGCAAACACAACTGGAGCAGATTGTACTGCTACTGGCAGAATGGCATTAATAGCAAACACAACTGGTAATTTCAATACAGCTCTTGGAAAATCTGCTTTAGCAGCAAATACAACAGGTGCTAATAATGTTGGAGTGGGCGTTAGTAGTTTATTAGTAAACACAACTGGTGATTTTAATACAGCTATCGGAACAGGTAGCTTAGCTGCTAATACAACAGCTTCAAATAATACTGCTGTTGGTCAAAGTGCATTAAATGCAAACACAACTGGATATGACAATAATGCTTTTGGATCTGGTGCTTTAGATGCTAATACCACCGCAACCGATAATAATGCTTTTGGTAGAAATGCTTTAGGAGCAAACACTACAGGTTCTGCAAACACTGCAATGGGTCATGGTACTTTGGATGCAAATACAACTGGAGAAAAAAATAGTGCTTTTGGAATGACTGCGTTGACAGATAATACTACAGGGACAGGTAATGTTGCGGTGGGAGAAAATGCTTTAGGCGACAACACAACAGCAAATGATAATGTAGCAGTCGGAATGGATGCTTTACGAAATAACACAACTGGAGGAGATAATACAGCAGTTGGTACAGACTCATTACGAAATAACTCAACTGGTAGTTCAAATTCTTGTTTTGGTCATGATGCAGGTGGTGATATTCAACAAGGTGGTAATAATGTTTGTATTGGATTAAACGCTGGCAGATCAACTTCACCTTCTGGAGCAATTGTTAATGGTAGTAACAATGTTGTTCTTGGTGATAATAATATTTCAAATTTATTCTGTGCTGATACATCAATTTCTGCATCTGATTCAAGAGATAAAACAGATGTAACTGACTTTAGTATTGGCTTAAAATGGATTGAAGCATTAAGACCAGTTACATATAGATGGGATAGGAGAACCTGGTACGGTACAGAAGAACAGCCATTTGGAACACCTGATGGATCTAAAAAAAGACAAAGATTGCATCTTGGATTCTTAGCACAAGAAGCTTTAGAAGTAGAAAAAGCAAATGGTTACGGCTCATCTAATGATGAATCATTAGTTGTCAATCTTACAGAAGATGGAATGTCCTATGGTATGAAATATGAAAGGCTCGTGCCAATTCTTGTAAATGCTATAAAGGAGTTATCCGTAAAAGTCACAGCCCTCGAAGCAGGGTAAACTGTAAGCAACTACCTTTTTATCATGGAAGAAAAAACCGCAGATGAAATTGCAGCAATCTTCTCTGCTGCTGGTGATAGCGTAACTGTCATCAATACTGCTCAAACATCAGATGAAACAGATGATGAATACAAAGACAAAATCAAGCGTAATGTAGAGCATCTTGAAATTATCAAGGCTTACAAGAAACTTGATGAAACAACATCAATTTGGACATCAGAAGATTTCACTGCTATCGACAAAGCTGTTGTTGATGGTAAGAAAGTCTATTCTTAGTTATCATTAGTACAATTATTTAAAACTTATGTCTAAACTATCTGAAAGATGCGAAGAACGTAAAGTAGAAGCACAGGCTCTTGCTGATAAGTTTAATGCTCTTACTGAAGAAGGTAAGAAGATAGAAAACGAAAAAGCACAAGTTCTTGAACAGTTTAATGTTAAAAATTCTCAGTATGCAGAATTAGTACAAATGGTTCAAGAAGAAGAAGGTGCAGAGGCCGTAGTCGATGGCTAGTGTTACCTGGGCGTTAGCTAATGTTGATTTTGATGTAGACGATGGCTTTTGTCATACTGCCCATTGGACTGTGACTAGAGTTGATGGAGATTATTCTGCATCATCTTATGGTAGCTGTGCGTTAAACAAACCAGAATCTTTAACAAGTAGAACTGATTTAAAAACAGCAGATATTATTGCTGATGTAAAAGCTGTCCTTGGAACGGATAGAGTTGATGAAATTTTAACTGGGTTAACTTTAAAAATTAGTGAAGAAAAAACTCCTACGCAGGGAAGTTTCGTACCAGCTAGTTAGTTTTTACAGGAATATTTCTATCAATAATTCCATACATGACATAAAGTGGTGCTAATCCTATAATCAGAAAAAGTACCATAAATGTTATTGGTACGCTTGCCTTAATCAGTGCTTCTCTTATCATGTTTCAAAAAATAGCTAATGTTTTGAGTATTATCTCATTTGTAATGGTAGCTTCTATGAGTGGTGGAGCGTACTTTGGTTACAAGTATGTAACTTCTGAAAATTTTAAGTCAAGAGTAATGAATGAAATATTAGGTAATGTACAAGGCATGATGCCTAAGATGTTAGATCAAGGGTTACCTAAAGTAACAGGCCCATCTATGCCAATTATTAAATGAACTGCTGGCATTGTAAAACTGAACTTATTTGGGGTGGAGATCATAGCTTAGATGAAGAGGATTACCCATTAAGGTCTGGAGAATACAGCATGATTACTAATCTATCCTGTCCTAGTTGTCATTCTTTTGTAGAAGTATATTTACCAAGAAATGCCTACGATTGAAATACCTGATATAAGTATTCGTGAGATATACATTCCAGACGTACCAGAAATATATACTCCTCATTATTTAAGTATTACAAAGCCACCAGATATTGATGTTCCTGGTTGTACCTATCAACATCGTGATATAAAAAATACTGGTAATCGTAATTTATTATTGGAAGATCCAAATGGTGTATTTACAACGTGTGATTTTCCGTTTCCTAGCTTTATTCCTCTTGACTATACACCTGAGAATATGGTCATTACAGAAGAACCGCTTGTCGACAATGAACCACCGCCCTTCCCAGAAACAGAGCAGCCAAAAATTCCTCCACCACCTGACCCTCCCCCACCAGATTTTCCTCCCTGCCCTGGACCTAAAGATCAAAAAATAGGCCAATATGCTTCAGAACTTAAACTGGAACGTGTTATCGGACATAGAAGAAGCGAAGATAAGACTGAATGTGTAACTTTGTATGAAGACGTTAAATTCATCGAAAGATATATACCAAATCCTCCACAGCTTATTAGCACTGCTGCTATTGCTACTGTTGCTGCCACTACTCCACTACTGCTTAATATTGTCAAACCCTTAGTAAAAAATATTATTAAAAAGCTTACAAAGAAGAAAAATGATGTAAAATGATATTAAGCAACTTGACCCATTATCATGCAATTAACTTTGCCTCTGCTCTGATGGACAGATCAGTTGCTTACTTAGCAAAAGTGTTTGGTGAGATTGCCTTTTGCTTATAAATTAGTAGGTAGACTAGTTGGAAGGGGTCTATCTACTTTTTTATTTTTAAGGTAGAATGTTTATCCGTAGATGAGTTTAATACCCGTGACTTGTCTACTGGGCTATTTCGTGAGTATGTGGGATAACTTGATTTGGGGGAATGTTCACATTAATATTTTGGCAAGTAGCTGCTTCTGGTGTTCCAGGTTTATATGTAGCTCCCAATTTTGCTTGTTTTGCACACATCTCCAAACGGTATAAACTAATTTCCATTTTAGTTTTCTTTATCAATAATCTTTGAGCTTCTATATTTACTGCTGTTGCTTCATGGCAAAGTGCTGGTGACTTTCCCAATGGTATGTTCAGTTGAGCCGAAACTCCATAATTTAAGTTAAATGTATCCTTTTCAAACCTAGGTATTTCAGAATAATATATAACCTCTCCTGTTTCTTCATCGTATATTGGTGTCCTAGTAACGCTTTCTCTAGGTAGTGCAAAAGACCAGCTATCTGTTACATACGGTGTAATTGTAAGGCTAGGCGAAGCACAGACAATACCTTGACTCATTCTAAAGCTCGGCATTGAGCTTGGTGTAATCATGGTCGCATTGTTATTTACTACCCCTTGGGCATTACTAGATGGGGAGGCAACCGTAGTATTGGCAAATAATTTTGAAGGGCAAAAAAGTAAAGCTATTGCCCAAATGTAGTTGTAGTTTCTGTGGTTGTGCTTGTATTTATTTGACGAGTTATGGTGGTTACTGTGTCTAGACCTGGAGTGATTAGTGTTTCTTGAAGAGAGAAAGCTGCTCCATTGTTTACGATTCCCCAACGAGGTATAGCTTCTAAGTTTGGTGAAGTCCAACTAAATTTTACTCCTCCTGCTGTTTGTTCATCCGTAGTCGTAGGAGTAGGGTTGATATATCCCGTTTCAGATTCAATATTATGTCCTGATGCTGAGTAGCTATAACCTGACCTGTATTGATGACTTGTGATTGTTTCATTTATTATCTGTTCAGATGTGCTAGATGTCGTAGAACTCCCTGTTCTGAATTGAGGAACTACGGGCACGGCTTCTGCGAAGTCTATCCATATAAGTATTACCCCTATCAAAGAAAACCTTATATAACGCAAAAGAACAAGTGCCATAAATCAAAATTGCTAGTAGAGCAGATACTATGGGAAGAATCATTCAATCTATTGTAATAGTAACTTTAGTAGATCCTATACAAGATGTACCCGATCCACCTGCGGTACAGGTATGGACTCCAGAACTCAATGACGTTAAAGCGAGAGATCCAGCAGTACCGCCTGATCCAATAGTAGTTTGTCCACCTAATACTGGTAATGCTGCGATACCCGAACTAGGAGTTACAGCAGATGGTGTAGCGTCACCCATTGTTACGGATTCTGTTTTGCTGAAGGCCGAACCCGATGTTGTCACCGTAGTGTCAGTTTGTATCATCGCTGGCACTCCATTAGTGAGGCTACCAACATTGATCCCACCAATCTTTCCTGATGTAGTTGTATCTCCTACAGTTACAGATGGTGTAATATTATTTCCGCTAAGACTATATGTAGTTCCTACTTTGTTGGTTACTACATAAGGCATATCTACAGTAATTTGTGCAGAGGTCACAAATTCCTGTTTTATGTCGGCAAAGGCAGCCGTTGGTACAAATAGAAGTAAAGTAAACAGTTTTTTCATTTGATACCTACTTTAGAGTTCTTGTTATCTACTATATTAACCTTACCAAGTTTCTTTTTGCCATTTGTAGCAGATTTTACTTGTAGACCCATGTTTGACATGACAGCACTCAGCAAACCTGCGGCAAAGGTCGTATCAATTTGTCGGGTTGAATTTCCAAAGTACGCAAAAGAAATAACTCCTAAACTCCAAAAAAGTATAATCATCTGAACAAGGTTAGACAGAATTGAATTACCTTGTTGCGATTCTTCCTGTTCTACTTCTTTGGTGGTATCTTCAGCCATAACATTAAGGTTTCTTGTCTAATACTAGCAATCTAGCTATGTTTGGAAAAACTAACAAACTATGTCTAAGTTTCTAATCAATTTATTTATCAGGTTTGGTAAATCAGAATCACTGCGAAAAGCTGCTTTAAATCTATTAAAAGATTTAGCAAAAAAATCTGACAATGATGTTGATGATGCAATCGTCAAGATGATTGAAGAAAAATTATTTCCAGTAAAATGAAAGTTACTAAATTCCTCAACATTGATATAGAACCAGCACCTCCAGAAATGGAACTGCAAATTGAAATGCAATGTAGGGAGATTATGAAAGCTAATGATTTAGATAATATAAAAAGATATTGCACTCACCTTGTCAGAAAAAAATTTGATCAAGATATTTTCATGGCTTCATTATTGAACAGACTTATAGAACTAGAAGCTAATCGTGTTGTAGTTGAGATGAGAAAACAAAAACGAAGAAATCCTATTGCAAAGTTTTTTCGTATTCGTTAATTTCCATATTAGTAAAATCTTTTACTTGTAATTTTTCAATTTTATCGATTTCATAATTAAATTTAAGTATGGCAGTTCGGATATGTTCTGTTATCCAACCTCCCTGTTTTGAAACAACTTGAGCTTTATTTCTTTCATTGATAAAGATGTAATGGTCATAGCCCTTAAGTTCTATATCTAAAAGATTCTTTTCAAGATTTTTACGTCTTATCTCTTTTAATTTTTTTAATTTTTTAGAGTCGCTCATTTTTCGTATGTGATAGGAGGAGGTGTAATCCAATGACGTCTGCCATTGATAATTTTAAAATGTATTTTTAGTAAGGGATCATTTACTAAGTATTGTTTAGGTTTTTTTCTCATGATTTTTTAAATTGTTTATGATATTTTTTTAGTTCTTTTATAAGTTTTCTACCATAAAAGTTTCTATAAACCCAATCTGCATTATATCCCACTTTGAAATCAGCTTGCCTTGCTATTTCAATAAATCCATCTATCTTGTAGCCTAAAAATGGTAGGTTACGAATTTTTTCTCTTACTTTAGAGCCATGCTTAAAGTTGATACTTCTGTATTGTGTCGATCCATTTTGATGATCCATTTGTTTACAGTTAATTTTTCTGTGTTCTGTTTCATGCAAGATCAATCCCTCTTCAGTTAAGAGTAATAAATTATGCCCTGCATGATGCTTTCCAAGATTTCTACTTTTAGTTTCTAAATATAATCTTTGTATTCCTACAGACTTGAGTTTATCTTCAAGATAAACAAAAAGTTGACTTCTTTTACCTTTGTTAACTAGTCCATGAACTTCTAGTTCTGAAAGCTCTACACCTTCTTTTACTATCTCTGGATACTTGTAGTTGAATCCAGCCCTAACTAATTGTTCTGGAATCTTTGGTACAACTTTATAGTGTTCAATACGATCTCTATAACCAAGGTCAACAAAAGCAATCACCACTCCATACTTTTTTTGATTAAGATCGTTGTAGAAAGTAATATTGTCACCAATCAAAAGTTGATTATCATTTTCAAAAACTATCTTGCTTTTTTTATTTAGTTCTTTAAAAAAAGATTTGTTTTTCTCATGAAATCTTCTCTTAGCATAGTGACAAAAAGCATATTGTTCTTTAATAGTTATAGGCTGTTTTTCTTCTTGTCTTTTTAACTCTTTGAGTTCACCTTCAATAGCTAATAATTCTTTTTTAGAAACCTCAAGGCCACAGCTAGGACAGCTTTTCTGTGGTTTATATACAAAGCCACAGTTTTTACAAGTAATAAAAACAGGTTTTGGAAGTTTCTTTGTCTCCTCATAATCAAACTCCAGCTTCCAATTTCTTTCAATATCAATGAAATCATGCCTGTAAGTATTACCCACGTGATCCAAAACTATTGCAGTTTTATCTTTTTCTGGTCTAAGAATCCTACCCACTTGCTGCATATACAATGCTTGTGACTTTGTAGGTCTAAGCAAGATTGCTCCAGAAACACAAGGCAAGTCTGTGCCTTCAGAAATAACATCAACAGAAACCACTACATGAGTTTTGTGTGATCTAAGTCTGTTAAGAACATTATCTCTTTCATCAAGTTTCATGCTTCCAGTAAGAAGTTCAGCTTTAACACCTTCTTTCTTGAATTGTTCTAGCACCTTTGTTGCATGAGCAATATCAACACAAAAAGCTATTGCTGGTTTATTTAATAAATGTTTTTTGTATTGATGAACAGCATCACCAATTATTACAGGCTTATCCATAATCTCTTTTAAGTCTTTGGCCTGATAATCACCTCTTCTTTCTTTTAGCTTTGATAAATCTGGAAGCTCTGCCCCTGCAAAAACTTTGTGATCGCATAAGTAACCTTTAGAAACTAAATGATTGACTTGAACCCCATTGATTAACCTGTCAAAAAACTTTCCAAGTGGTCTATTATCTAATCGTATCGGTGTTGCTGTAACTCCTACTCTCAAAGCTGTTTTGTATTTATCAATGATAGTTGTCCAAGTTCCAGCAGATACATGATGAGCCTCATCAAAAATAATTACATCAGGAACAAAAGAGTCTTTGTTTGCTGTAATTCTTCTCCATAAGGTATAAACAGATGCGACTTGTAAGCTTGAATCTTCATTGCTATCAAAACCAGAGGCAATCACACCATAGTCTACATCTATAAGGTCAAGCTTTTCACAGGCTTGTTTTACAAGCTCTCTTCTATGTACAAGGATAAGAACGTTTTTATCTTGAGAAACAAAATCTTTTGCAAGCTCAGAAAAGATGACTGTTTTACCAGCACCTGTTGGAAGCACAAGAAGTGGTGCTTTGTAACCTTTTTCGAGACTAGATCTTATCTGCTCAAGAGCAGTGGTTTGGTATTCTCTTAATTGCATTGGAAGGTAGTTAGAGTTTTAAAAAGGTAGTTCTTCGTTTACAGATTCAATCTTCTGTGGATTAATGTTGCCAAATATTCCGTATGGTCCATCCATCGCTTTAGAGTAGATTTGTACACACTTAGTTTTAACTTTCTCTTTTTTGTTGAAATCGTAGACTTCTCCATCTTTGGCTTTTGAATTTACTAGGTTCTGTAAATGATCTATTAAATGAGTTACAGAGTCAACAGGAATTGTGAGACTCAAGACTTGTTTCTCTGGATCAAATCTATCGTCACTAATATTCCACTTGATTGGTAATGGAAGTGCTGGATTGAAATCAGGCATGATTAAAAAATTCTTTTAATAAGTTGTTTAAAAATTGGTTTGTAGAGAGATTGCTCGACTTGCAATGCTCTCTAACACGAGCAGCTAATTCATCAGAAGTACGCACCCCTAAAACATTTCGATTAAGGTTTTTTTTCTGGGCTGCCCTTCTCTCTTCAAGTTGTTTCATAATTGCTTGTCCAGAGAAGTCTGCTTCTTCTGTAGTCATAGTGTGTCATCTATTTTTGATATAGCATGACTTAAAAACTCACCATGTAAAGCAGTTGTAATATGTCTGGTAATCTTAGTATCTTTGATTCCAAACTTTTTCCTAAACGATTCAACAAGTTCTTTCATTTTATCAGGGTTTGATTCGTGAAGACTTTGAAGTTGTTCAAGAATTAGTGCTTTGGCTTCCTTAGATATTGGATCAGGAAGTTTCTCTAAAACAGATGTAGGTTTTAAAGGTTGATTAGGTCTAGTTGGAGTTTCTGCTACACCTTTTTTAGGTGCTGGTGCTTTAGTTAATGAGTTACCATCATCATCATCTCCAGCCAATCCATAAACAGCAAGAAGACTATATCTTCGAGCATAAGTTTGTGCTGAACCAGCTTCTTGATGTGCATTCTTAACATTGTCAGGAATCTTAGGAACTGGATACTTACTAATCAATGGCTCATCGCCAGATGTATGCATTAATTTAGTAACAACGATTGTAATTATTTCTCCTTCTGGAGTAATTACAAAATCATTCATTTGTGTATGACATAACCCAAATTCTGTAGCTGGTTGAACAGCTAACAAGGCTTGAGCTAATGTGGTGTATTTGCTTTTGAAGAAAGGGTTAGTACCATCTCTACCAGCAGCATGATGCTTCTTTTGAAAAGCATTTAAAGCTTCAACTAAAGTGGAAGGTTGTTTAGTGGTCATCAATAATTGTTTACTTGAAATTAATATTACAACAATATTATGTTTACTGCAAGGCTGATTGTAATAAAGTATTGAATTGTTCTGGTGTTAACACAACTCGCCATTCTCCTCCCCTAAACCTAACCATACTGGCAACGAAGTCTACACCTGCATTTTTTCTTTGTGTTTCTACTTCCCTGGGTTTTACTAAGCAGGCTCGGCTTTTATCTTTGTAATCACAAACCTGCACTACACAATTTGGTATGCCATAAATATCTCCAACATCATCTGGTATCCCTGCTGCAAGATTTCTTTTGCATTCAAAACCAGTAACTTCTGTTAGAAGTTCAGCTGCTTCTCTTTCTGCCTTATCTCCTTTTCTTTTATTTGGATTAGTCATCCCTGCAACTCTCGAATACGTCTTTGAATATCATCAAATGCTACAACATATTCTTTGTCATTAATTTCGTTTTGAAACCATTGCCATTCAAGTGTTGCAATTTCATTATTGAGCTTTGTGATCAAATACTTTTTTCTTCGATCAAGTTCTCGATAGAAACATTTCATCTCATTACTTTCCATTTTCTTCTTAATTTTGCATTTAATTGTTTTGTTTTTTGTCTTTTAAGACTTAGATAAGTGTCATTAAGTTCATCAATCAAATGAGTGAAATCACCTTGAGATGACATTTCTAATGACCTTTCAAAATTAACTATAGATGCTCTGATTAGTTCTAAATCTCTACCTGAGACATCAAGTATATATCTCATTTTTTATCTCCCAAGTCTTTTAATAGCTTCATGATATTCCTGATCAAGAATTGCACTTACTTCTTTATAAAGGTTTGTATTTTTTTTAAACTTCATCGCTTCTTGTCCTAATTCTGGTAATAAATGATAAACATACGGGTGATGTGGTCCTGGATATTTTATTTCTTGATGTGCCATGTATTGCCAAGAAGAAATTTTACTTGGAAATCTTCGCTTATCATAATTATGACGATCTACTATTTTTTGTATAAATTTTGCTTGCTCTTCACAATTTTTTTTCACTATTGTTGGTAACTCATCTGTTGGTATTTTCATTAATGTCCATAAATTTGTAAATAATTCCTTATAACCAACACCTTTACATTTTCCAAAATTACTTTCATACCATTTACAAGGTTCAAAATTATAATCTTCGACAATATATTTTATTTTTTTATATTTTGATGTTATTGATTTATATATTTTTTCATAATTTTCTTCATCTTCTATAAAGAAATATTTTCTATTAAAAAAAGTTACCTGATGTTCTTCTCCATTTGGTGTATAAAATTCAAATTCTATTCTTGGAGGTTCTGGAGGTCTTTTAAAGTCAGGATATTCACGAAAATCATCTTGTGAAATAAAGGGATTGTAACCTCGTTCATGGAAAAACCATTCTTCAAATTCATCTCTAAAACAATCATTCCATTCAGTTTCATACTTTTTTTTATTCATCAAAACAACTCCTGTTTAGCTTCAAACTTTGTCCATGCTTCCTGCCAAGCAGTTTGACATTTCTCAACAGGTTGACTATGACCAAGAATTGAGAATCCTGGATATGCCCATAATGTATTACATACATCTGGAACTATTCCATAGTTTAGTTTCAACATTTCTAGGTAACAACCAAGTTGTTTATCTGTTGAATAAGGTTCCTGCCAATATTTATCTATCTCTTTAACCCATATTCTACCTGCCTTATCATTTTCTCTTTTATAAAATCCACTTCTAGTGTTGCCTTTAGTTTTTAAATCAATCAATCTTAGTGTTTTCTTTGATGTGATTGGACATATGTCATAACCAAGAAGATCAAGCTGACCGCCAACTGATTTATTAGGTATCGACATCATGTGTTCGATGGCTAGTGGCTCAAAGTTGGCAAATAACCAATGATTTAAAAGAGGAGCGACAATTTCTTCATAGTCACCCATATCAATGTTGGTATTGCCTAGCATACTTTCTGCTAGACATTCATGTACTTTTTCTCCTCTGGGCTGCCAAACATATCTATATTTTTCGATATTTTCTTTAGCTTCTTCTGTTAGTTCGTTACAAACTTCTGTAGTTGAATAAGCAAGCCATTCATTGGTTTCTTTGTTGAGATATTTATGTGTCTCTTCATCTCTACAGATTGGAAGTGGTTTTAAAAGTTGGAAGGTTTTCATTGTTAAAAGTCGTAAGTTGGAAGGTCTTTAGGATCAGTAAGTTCTACTTTCTCCTCTTTAGGCTTAGGTTTGGGTATCTTAACCCTAGCAAGGTTTTGATATTCGACACCTTGATAACCATTTGGAAAAGCTTTGTTGCCTTTGGTGTTGTTAATACATTCAATCCATCCTGGAGGTGGTGTATCTAGATCTTTTAAAGTCCACCAACCTTTATTTATGCCATCTTTGAGTGTATTAACGACAGATATATCAAATAGTTTTTGCATTATTTCATCTCCATATGTT